CACTTTTGATAAATTAAAAAGTAAGGTAGAAGGCGCAGGTTTTGGTGTAGAAATGGTTTGGTTAAATGGAGAATTAATAATTGATAATAGAAAAAATAAAAAATAATGAGTTTTATAATTGGAAAAGCTTGCGTTGATTGTATGGATACAGCATGCGCAAGTGCTTGTCCGGTAGATTGTATACACGGACCAATAGACATCGAAGGATCTGGATCGGAAGTAGAAAAGCAGGGTAGAGAGGCATTCCCAGGAGGCCAACTCTACATTAATCCAGATACGTGCATCAATTGCGGTGCATGCGTACCAGAATGTCCAGTTAGTGCTATTTACGAAGACGAAGATCTTGCCATAAAAGCAGGAGACGAAGAATCAGTTCATAAAAACTACGGATTCTTTGGATTAAAATATGCCTAATGGTAACCGTATCAGAAACAGCCGCAAGGAAACTATCCTCACTCATCGAAGAAAGCGGATTCAAAACTCCATTCGTTAGAGTGGCAGTTAAAGGCGGCGGATGCAGCGGACTGTCTTACGACCTTTCTTTTGATACGGAACAACAACCTGCAGACACCTTAGTGGAAGATAAAGATGTGCAAATACTAATAGATATGAAATCTTTGCTATATCTGTACGGTACCGAACTGGATTTTTCTGATGGGTTAAACGGCAAAGGATTTCAGTTCATTAATCCAAACGCAAGTAGAACTTGTGGCTGTGGTGAAAGTTTCGCACTTTAAAGTTAAATTTTAGTATCATCTAAAAATGATATATATTTATAGAAAATAAGGACCGGTAGGCCTTTAGTTACGAATGTTAAATTTAATAATTAACCTAAAACACACAGGAGGTGTAAAATGACACAATTAACCCATTGGGGCGTCGATCCCTTTGATCTTCTATGGAAGAATCTATTCGACCAAAATTCTAATTTCTCTACAATCGCAGAGAAAATTTCTTATCCACTAGACATTTACGAGAAACAAGACAGTATCGTATTCGAACTTGCAGCAGTAGGTTTGGACTACGAAGACATTGATATCGAAGTGCAAGGTGATGTTCTTCGCATCAAGTATGCAAAAGCAAAAGAAGACGAACCTATAACAAATTTTATCCACAAAGGAATAGCGCGAAGATCTTTCGATTTGGCTTGGAAAATTGCTTCCAAGTTCGATCTAACTTCTTTGGAAGCCACCATCGATAAAGGACTTCTAAAAATAGAAATTCCATTATCTGATGAAAGTTTACCGAAGAAAATTCAAATCAAACCAAGGACGTTACTTTAAGTTAACGCATAAATAAAATAAAGAGGCCTACCGACCTTAGTTATGTTTAGCATCTGTAAAAATTACATCAAAGTCAACGAAGACCTATTTCAAGTGGTAAAGCAAATACCAGAGGACAGGATAGATAATCCTGAAACTGGGGTAGAAACTATTAAAAAATGGTTAGGAGCTGACACTGCATTTAAAAAAGATGGAATGTTATATTTTTGTATTAAAATTGAAGAACTAGAAATAATAAATTAAAAAATGAGTAAATTAAATCCACTCAACGGTTTTCTAATATTGAAGCCAGTTGAAGAACAAGAACAGACCTACGGAAATATCGTAATTCCAGACTTAGGTAAAGAGCGTCCTGAAATGGGCGAAGTAGTAGCCACAAGCGAAACTTACAATTGGCACACAGGAGAATTTGTAAAGTCAGTAGTAGAAGTTGGACAAAAAGTATTGATTCCTAAATTGGGATCAATGAAAATCACCATCGAAGGTGAAGATTATTTTATTGCAAAAGATACAGAAATCTTAGCTGTTTTAAACGATTAATTATGAGTACAACAAAAAATATAAGTGGAACAGAACTTAAAGAGAAGTTACTTTCCGGAATTGAGAAATTAAATCTAGCTGTCTCGTCTACATTAGGACCAGGCGGTAGAACAGTTTTAATCAGAGAGCAAAACGGTGAAGTTAAAGTTACCAAAGACGGTGTAACTGTAGCCAAAGCTTTCCATAAATTAGAAGACGATGTTGAGGACTTAGGCGCTCAATTAGTAAAACAAGTTAGTATTAAATCGGCTATCGAAGCTGGAGACGGTACAACTACTTCTACTTTATTGGCGACAGAAATGGTTAGAGAAGGATTAAAAGAAATTCGTCAAGGCTCTAACGCGGTAGAGATTAAAAACTCAATCGATAAAACTGTTAAACAGGTTATCGAATACATTAAGAAAATATCTATCGATATCGATTCAGAAGAGCAAGTAAAACAAGTTGCTACTATTTCTGGTAATAACGATTCAGAAGTTGGTAACCTAATTGCATCTGCTGTAGAAAAGGTAGGTCGCGAAGGAGTAATTACAATCGAAGAATCAAAAACTGGAGAAACTAGTTTAGAAGTTGTTGAAGGTATGCAATTTGATAGAGGTTACAAATCTCCTTATTTCGTTACCAACAATACAACAATGCAAGCTGTATTAGAAGATCCTTACATTTTCTTATACGACGGTAGAATCTCTTCAGCGCAAGAGTTATTGCAAGTTTTAACAAAAGCAAATTCAGAGAATAAGCCATTGTTAATTATCGCAGAAGACATCGGAGAAGAAGCATTAGCTACTTTAATTGTAAACAAGATGAGAGGTATCGTTCAAGTTTGTGCAGTTAAAGCACCAGACTTCGCAGAGAGAAAAACGCTGATCTTAGAAGATATTGCAATCCTAACAGGTGGCGCAGTTGCTTCTAAAGACAAAGGTCACAAATTAGATAAATTAACTGGAGCTCAAATCAACGAGTTCTTAGGTAGAGCTAGATTGGTTACGGTAACTAAAGACGAAACTACTATCATCGATGGCAAAGGCGTTGAAACTGTAATTGAAGCAAGAGCAGAAGAGATCAAAGAACAAATCGAAAAGTCTACTTCGTTCTACGAGAAAGAGAAGCTACAAGAGAGATTGGGCAAATTAGTAGGCGGAGTTGCAATCATCAACGTTGGCGGTAATTCAGATATCGAAATTAGAGAAAAGAAAGACAGAGTTGAAGACGCATTATACGCAACCAAAGCAGCGTTAGCAGAAGGTATCGTACCAGGCGGAGGTTCGGCTTTATTCCAAGCCTCTATTCAACACCATCCAGAAGAGTCTATCCACGATGCTATTGCTTATGGAATTGTTCAGAAAGCGATTCAAAGTCCATTCAAGAAAATCTTAGAAAATGCTGGAGTTCAGGATTGGTACACAAAGCTTCCTAAAGATGGCGATGTATACGATGCAAAGAATCACAAGATGGTAAACGCTTTAGAAGCCGGTATTATTGATCCTACGAAAGTGGTTATCACAGCTCTTAGAAACGCAGCTTCAGTAGCAGGCACTATTTTAACTACTGAATCTGTAGTATTCGAAAAGAAAGACAAAGAAGAAAAAACTCAAGACCCAATGATGGGTATGGGAATGTAATAAAATAAAACAATAAGTTATGTTAGTAGGACTGGTATCAATGATGGGAAATGTAGGCGCTACTTTGAATAGTCAAGGTGGTGGATACGGACTCATCCAAACAAAAATGTTATGGGACAACCATCCTCACGATACTGTAGACGTAAATCCTCCACCATCAACGTGGGGGAATTACGATCTGCTTTATATCTGTGAAGGAGTTAATTTCGTAGAAGGCTCTTTTAATGTTCCTGGTGGACCTCAACCACTTCATACGGAAAAAATGAAAGCTATTGCAGAATTTAAAGGAGAGCTTAGATATTCTAATAGCATATTCGACTTCAATAAGTTCAATAAGCGATTAAAAGTAGAAGGAACATTTCCAGAAACAAACACAATCGCTTTTTACAATACTTTTTTAGCACACGGTTTAGTAAGTAGAAAAGCAGTTATCGGAGATTCTCATGCTTTATCAGTGTGGAAACCTGGACACACCTTGGATTTTACTGCTGGTAGAACTTTACACGGATTCTTGAGAAGAGAAAGCGTAGAACAGATCAACAATAGATTTGACGAAACTACTTTGTATTTTGGTAATATAGATTTACGTTTCCATTTAATGAGACAAGAGAATCCACAACAAGCTACGGCAGATCTATTCAACAGATACGTAGAGTTTGCAAAACAATTAAAGAAAGCAACGTTAGTTGAGTTATTACCAGTAGAACACGAATCAAGAAAAATTCCTGGAACTGGTTTATATAAAAAGCAACCATTCTTTGGTACAAGAGAAGAGAGAATGCAAGTAAGAGAAATAGCTAACGAGATTATCAACAATTCAGGATTGGAAGTAATTCAATGGCCATCAGAGTGGATCGACGCAGACGGCACTAAAATGCTAGACATATTAGAAATGAAGCAGTCTGTGCATTTAAGACCAAAGAATTATCCATATCTCACACAAATAACAAAATAATTAATATAAACAACAAACATGAAAAAAATGTCAATCATAGTAGTCAGTCTACTAACAGTGCTATTCAGCTGTAACACACAAAATGAAGCGGATCAAGAAATTAAATTAGATAAAGCTGCGGCTCTTCACCAAGGAGCTTTCGCATTTTGCGGTGCATCAGCAGCAGTTCCAACTGGAAAAAAGATTACGGTTCAAGGCGTAGAATATAACGAAGGTTGTGCTATATGTCCAGTATTAACAGGACCATCTCTTTCAAATTTATTAATGGAAGGCGTTAGTGGAACTTACGGAAAATTCAATGTAGGCCAAAACCCTCAAACTCCAGACGGAACAGACAAAACAGTATGGTCTTTCTTTTGGTATTACGATTCAGCAACTTCAGTACCTCAATTCGATCCAGCAACTAAAGAGTGGCAATTATTACCACCAGTAAATCGTTCGTTTGTTGTAAACTTAGATTCTCCAAGCACAAGCGAAAGTAATATGTTCGCAATGCCTGGTATTATCTTTGATACAACCGCTTCAGGTATTGTATTAGCAAAAGTATACGGACCACTTAACGAAGCAGCGGTTCCATTACGTAAAGCAGTTCCAGTGGTATCAGGAATGACATCTATAACTGCAGCTAAAGAAGGATCTCCTTACCCAGTAGGAACACCAGTGCCGGTTAGTAACTTAAGCAAACAACTTCAGAAGAAAGAAAAAAAATAAAATAGACTAATTAATGTTTTTAAATAAAGCAACAGATGAATCTAATTTAGACATGTCAAACGGTAGGAACTTAGAGTACTACCTTGACATGACTAAAGATTACAAGCACGATTTTACATTTAAAGTAAAACAGTACGATGGATTTAATGTAGTCGACGATGGCGAGTTTCAATTTGGAAGCAAAGCCAAAATGGCAGATTTCTTTATATCGCAAGTAAAAGAGGACGCCATGGTTTATGTTGCGCCAAGAACAGGTTACGCACCGTATTCTCTTTGTCATTTAGCAAAGCGGTACAACAAGAAATTATATTTGGTTATGCCGGCTTCCAAAGAGGCATCGGATCACCAATTATCTGCAATAGAAAATGGAGGAATTCCATTATTTGTAAAAATTCCAGCAATGCCAACTGCCAATATTTGGGCAAAACAATTCGCAGAAAGAGTAGGAGCGAAATATCTGCCTTTTGGACTTAAGCACGAATCAGTAGTGGCAGGCGCAGTTAGAATATTTTACGATAACTTTAAAGACACAGATATAGAAACTATGTGGTCTGTATTTTCTACTGGAGTTTTATCTCGCAGTTTACAGATCGCTTTACCAAAAACTAAATTTAATGCCGTAGCTGTTGCAAGAAACATACAGGACGGAGAACTTGGTAGAGCCAAATTCTACACCCACGACAGAGCATTCTTAAAGCCTTCAAGGATACAGACTCCTTTCGATTCTATACAAACATACGATGCCAAAGGTTGGGAGCTCCTAAAGACTCATGGGCAGCAGGGAGATTGGTTTTGGAACGTAGCAGGCAATATGCCAAAAGCCACATTAAAAGCTAGTGACATCGATTCAAGTCGCGAGTGGGGAGACTTCAAAGATTTTAAGAAGTACTACAAAGATTAGTTTTTCTATTAGCCCCTTATTTTTTATATTTATCCTATGAATATACTACTTAAAGCAAACGAAATCGTATTCGAAAGAAACGAAGAAAAAGAGCGACTTTACGGTCCTTTTCAAGAAGGCATGCAAGAAGCTGCCAAGATTGCGTCTCTATTATCAAGAAAGGAAATCACTACAGTTGACATGTACAATTGTATGATGGCCCTAAAGTTATCAAGAGCATCTTATAATTACAAAGAAGACAATTATTTAGATTTAGTTGCATACATTGCATCACTAAATGACTTTCAAAACAATGCACAGAATGAACATTCAGAAGACAAGAAACGTAAAAACACCAAGTAGAGGAACTAACCTTTCAGCAGGTTTAGACTTCTACGTACCAGAAGATTTTCAAGAAACTACTATACACACAGGAGAATCAGTTTTAATTCCTTCAGGCATTAGAGCGCACGTTCCAGCAGGTTATGCACTAATCGCATTTAACAAATCAGGAGTTGCGACAAAACAAAATTTATCAGTAGGCGCTAGCGTAGTTGACGAAGACTACGAAGGAGAAATTCATCTGCATTTAATCAATGTAGGAAGATCTCATACGACCATCAAACCAGGACAAAAGCTAACGCAGTTTATTTTGATTCCAGTAAGTTATATGGACGTACACGTATTAGAAGAGTTACCAGACAGAAACACAGAACGTGGAGCTGGTGGATTCGGATCAACCGGGTTATAAAATATTAAAAGACAGATATGAAAAATTATTACGACTACTGGTATAAGAGATTTATTAAAGACGGATTAAAAGCATGTAAAACAATCGTTGGATTAGGTTTAGCATTCGCATTGGGTTATTCAGTTAATTTACCAATTGGACTGCTATTCTTTGCTTGGGTACTAATAGAAGCATTGATAGATAGAAATTAGAATATGAAAAATTTAATAGTAATAGCGCATCCAGATAAGAAAAGTTTTTGTTACAATGGTATCATGAAAACTGTGAAAGAAACTTTAAAATCAAACAAAGAAGAGATATGCGTAATTGATCTTTATAAAGAAAACATAACATTTGAATTTATGAAAGATAAAGTTCAAAAATATAAACAATTAATTACATGGGCAGATAGAATTTATTTTATATCGCCGGTGTGGTGGTTTAGAACTACTCCTGCTTTAGAAGCCTTCTTCGATCAAATATTTACACCAGGCTTTGCGTACAAATTTATCCCGTTTATAAAAAAGTATGGATATCCAAAACCGCTATTAAAACATAAGAAAGTAAGAACCTACCTAACACACGGAGCACCTGCATTACCGGTATTAACTTTATATTTGAATTCAGTTAAATTAAGATTGGTTATGGGCGTATACTCATTTGTATTTGGATGGTTTAGAACAAAGACTAGACAATTTTGGAGCGTACCTTTTGTTTCGCAAAATAAAAGGCTTATCTATTTAGAGAAAGTAAAAGAGGATATTAGAAAAGACTTACAGCTAAAATAAAACGGTAAACGCATAACTTGAACAAACAACAGAAGTTAGATAAGACATTTATCAACATCACAAAAGAGATAGGAACCTTATCTTACTGCACCAGATCAAAAGTAGGTGCAGTGTTGGTGAAGGACGGTAACGTAATAAGTTTTGGGTATAATGGCACCCCGGCTGGAATGGACAACGGTTGCGAAGAAAACGATGTTACCAAAGACGAAGTTATCCACGCAGAAATGAACGCAATATTGAAAGCAGCAAAAAGCGGTAACGCAGTAGACGGTAGCACCCTATACTTAAGTTTATCTCCGTGTCAAAATTGTTGTAAATTGATTATCCAATCAGGTATTAAACGTGTAGTGTATTTAGAAGGCTACAGAGATTTAAAACCAATTGAATTTTTATCTAAATTTATAGAAGTAGAAAAGTATGATATATAAAAACGCCACAGACGCATTCGAATTGCTATTTAGCGACATTAACGCCAACGGAGAATCATTCGCAGGTACTAAAGCCAAGTTCAACGTTTCATTTACACTACAAGATGTAGGTAACAAAACGGTTACCACACCTCAACGTAAGTTCAACGAAGACTATGCTGAGTACGAGTGGAACTGGTATCTTAAAGGAGATCGTGATGCTAGCGAAATCGCAGAGCGTGCTAAGATATGGAAGAAGATGATGGTAGAAGGCACAACAGAAGTTAACTCTAACTACGGTTACTTTTGGAACAAGAACTATCAACTATCAAGAGTAATACAAGAACTCAAAACTAATAAAGAAACAAGAAGAGCAATTGTTGTACATTACGATATAAACGAATTGGACAGATACAAGCACGATACGCCATGTAACGATGTACTTAACTTCTATATAAAAGACGATAAGTTACATTTAACAGTATTCGCAAGATCTATCGATTTAGTTTTTGGTTTCTGTAACGATCAGTACACATTTGCCAAGCTTATGGAGATGGTAGCGTTTCAGTTAGACATTCCAGTAGGAGAAATGCATTGGATGATCACGAATCTCCACATCTATCCAAGACATTACGATATGTTAAAATAAAAGTTATGATAGCAACAAAATTAGCGAGAGAGTTTTTAGAAGAGCAACTATGTAAGTTGATTCCAAAGAGATACAGTCAGTTTGTGTGGTGGAGACGCTACGAATCAAGACAGACTTTACCAGAAAGATCGCCTCTATACGATAAAATAGTTAACGGTGATTACGAACACTCAGATTATTTTTACCAAGCAGAAATGGAAACGTATCTTCTACAAGATAGAATCAAAGACATAAGATTCTACGAAGATCAGTTAGAGCACAGAAGTTTATTTGGAGCCAGATGGAAAAGACTGATGGACGATTACGCTAAAGATGAGAAAGAAATCTTAAGAAAGATGAAGCGGGATTTCAAAGGCACTTTCGGTATATCTGGTGATGAATTAGAGCTGATTATGG